AGAGTAATAGATGTACATGATCATAATAAGGTTCCGATTAGAGTTATCTTCAGCAGTACCTAACTTACCAGACGGCTGCATCCCAGGCTTGACGTAGAGATCATTCTCCACATTAATAACTGGATACAGCAAATCTTTTAGCAACATACCAAGAAAAGTCAGCGCTTTAGAATTGTAGCCCATCTCTTGAGCGATCCGCAAAGTGACAGCGGAAGCCGCTTCTGCAATCTGAAAAGGGCTAGAAACATCATAACCCGAATAATCAAACTCGACAAAATTCTTACTATGGCTTTTCAGAGGGACGAAAAGTTTTTCCACATCAGTGAAAGCATCACACCCTACTGCTGTAGCAAAAATCTCCGGGTTCTCAGGCATAAGCGAATACAGGGGAGAAAGAAACATATTAGAAACGACCAAAAGGTCCAGAGGGGCCATAAAAAACAACCGAGTACTTCCGTTCTCGGCTTTTTCCTTGAGTCGGGGTTCGTCTTTGAGTTGAGACGTAAAAATGTACCTCTGCGGCACACCATTGTCATAATCCTCAAAGATTTCTGCAACCCGAGTCAACACTAACTCATCTGCTATCCAACCAGAATCATCTTCCTTGCGAGTAAAGTATTTACCTTTCTTGCCAGGAAAACCAAAACCAGCTGAGGCCTTCATATTGAGCCTTCCGCTATATTGGTCCTTAACCACGCCATTAATGGCATTGTCAAGACTAACGGGAGAAATCTTGGTAATACCCTTCTCTCTCAAGCCTGAAACAACTCTTTCAACTATCTCATCAACAACCCTGGTCAAAATACGAGTATTCAACACAGGGGGAGTGTTGTCCATCTTATTCAAGGCGATATTCACTGGTGAAATGTAAACACCATCAACGGTTTTAGGCCGCATGGTGGGTTCACAAAATACTTCAGTACGCTCGAAATTAAAATGAGTTTTAAAGAAATCGTCCAGTTCAACAGAAAATAAACTTCTTTTGAGTTTGCTTTTACGCTTAACACAAGTTGCACCCGGAACTTTACCGTAGTATTCTAAATTGTAAAGATTCAGGAACCTAGAAGGGCTCTTACTAGTAGGAGGTTCTGGCACCAGATTGGACCAGGCTCCTTCAGACGGAACACGCTTCAAGGCTTTATCAATGAAAGCTAACTCATTAAGGATGCCAATGCCACGAAGAACCAACTCCGCTGTAATCGGAGTGGAATACGCAACACCTTCAAGTCCCGCAGCATGAATGCCAACAATGGCAGTACAATTGCGGCCAATAAGGCCAACAAGTGGAGTTCCACAGAGACCGGGGGCATGCCTATCGTACTTAAGAGAAAAAGGTTTTACAATCTCACTCTCTCCTGCAATAGGATCCTTAGTATAGACCTTAGGTATTTTAATGCATTCAACGGGAGAATCAACAAACCACCCTTTAAAATTATTGGGAGTATCAGTCGCAATATGTTTAATAAAATCGCGACAACGCAAACCAGGTATATACACCATGGTAAGGTCATTCCCTAGATCGTAAAAATAATTGGCCGGAAGGTCAAAGTTACGCCCTCCCCTATCATGTCGAGAATTTTTAATAATCAACTTGACAGGAAGAGCATTTACAACGTGAGAATTAATCAACCAATAACTGTCTTTAATACCGAAAATATGAGTCATACGCCCAGGCGTATTCGCGCAATGAACTTCCGCGAACTGGACATTACTCTTCAAGGTACTTTTGAACAGAGATTCAGCAGTTTCTTTACAAGGAGTTATGTTATTCAATGGGGTTATTAACCCGTAAGAATCCCAAGCAATGTTCGTCTTCTTAAAACGGACCCTGTTATGAATGTCAGCTTCGATAGATTCCTCCACCGATTCAACATATTCAGAAGCAGATTCCTTGGAAAAAGCAGCCTGTGCTCTCGCAGCGGTCCTGGCCAGTTTAGAGGCCATCAACCACGCAGCACAAGCGCCAGCTCCATAATAAACGTAATTACCTTCAGTGATAGCTCGACGAAATCTAGTCGCCCTCTCCCACAATGCGGTAGTTCTCTTCTCAATCTGAGCACCCATGAAATAATCAAAACAGGCGTCAGCAGGAAAGTAACAAAAAACTGCAAAAATGAAAGCAGCAAACAGACTACGAATCCACACAAAGCAAATGAAAAACAAAAAGAATTCCAAAGACTTGTTAGTGCGGATGTGAACGTTAACCTTATAAAACCAGTGAAGAATAGCAAACAAAACGAAACCCAAAAAGAGATCTAACTTATAATGAGTTGAAACTCTAAGAAACCAGGAAAACCAAGTCTCTCGGGGTTGTGCTTCACCAACTTCATGAAAAGCAAAATGGACATCAAGAGGATCTCCTGAATTAGGATCATCTCCGTCAGGAACGTCACCTTTCTCATCATAATTAAGAATTTCATCAAACACATCTCGTATATCATCTAGTTCAGCAACTACAGGAAGCTCTTTTTCTTCACCAGGCAAATCAAAACCTTGCAAAGAAAGAAAATCCAACACTGCTTCTTTGTCAACAATAGCGTCGTCCAAATCGGAATAAGGAAAAACAACCTCACCATCTTCTTCGAGAGGGGGAGGGAGGAACTTAGA